ATCGACGTTTTCCTTTAATGGAAAATGTGTATCGTCTCAGAAAGAGGTGGTACGAAATCTCTGGTAAAATGAATGATTTTGAACGAAGACTTCATGATTATCTTGCACGCAATATGGCACATCCTTACTGCTCCTTATGGAACGGTGAAGTTTATCAACGACATTGTGGAAATGTTTCCGGTTCTGGAAAAACCACATCTGATAATACTATTGGCCACATGATTATTGAAATGTATGCACTTATAGTTATGTTTGATGAAACAAATAATCGCCTACCTACTTATAATGATATAATGGATAATACTGTTATTTCTCTCTATGGCGATGATGATTTATCTTCTTATGTTTATGAATTATTTTCCGCAGATCCTATACAATTTTGTAAACGCTACCGTGAAATTTATGAATCTTTTGGACTTATTATTAAGGACAAAGCTTTTAGAACTAATAATGAATCGGTTGAAGGTCTAGAGTTTCTAGGCGCTACTTTTCGTTATATAAAAGATCTTAAAAGATTTGTGGGTGAACCCAGATGGGGCAAAATGGCTGCTACTTTAGTCTATCAATTAGATGGAGCTCGTACTCCTAGCCAATATGTCTCTATTTGTGAAGCCTTGTCAATGTTATCTTATGATGTACCTGGAGAAACTGCTGAATTCTTCAGACGATTTTTATCTAACTATGCTTTATTTCTTATAGAAAGCTTTAAAACTGAACTTAGTACCCTCGAAGTTTTATTTCTTGTTAGAGTTGCCGACCCTAGTTCGAGACACTTGGACGATTTAATTCATGGCTTTGAGTCACGTTTTTTTGTTAAAAGTGAAGATTATTCTTTACCAAGACGATTTTTTTTTAACGTGAAGGAATCTAGGCAACGGGAGGTGGTGGGATTTCAAAGCGCTATGCAAGTGTCTAATAATAAATATGACCCTCATACCTCTTATTACCAGATCATAGGTAATAAGAGACGCGTAGTTAAGCAAAATAACTGTGATTTCATTTATGATATGACAGGTATTGATACTAGTGCTAACTACATCAATTATATTGATCAAACTCTACTGAATGGTATAGGAACAGTTGAAACACTGTTCGATTGTTTACCTTCCCCTATTCGTATGGATTCAGCTATTTTCCGCGCTACATGTGTTCTACATGTTGATCTTCGATCAAAAGGCAAAGGAAAATA